CCTAGCCCTGTTACTTGTATGCTTCCTGCTCCACCGCCAGAGCCAGCACCTGAACCGCCGCCACCTGCTCCCCCTAGCGTTCCGGACTGTCCTGAACTTCCCCCACCCCTACCAGCACCACCACCGCCCGCGATTAAGCCATTAAATATCGTATTTCCGCCAATAGTATTCGCAGCACCGCCCGCGCCGATTGAACATGGTGTTGAGGTTTGAACCCTTACCCATCCATAAGTTACACCGCCCGCGCCACCGCCACCCGGCCCTGTCCCATCGCCACCGCCGCCACCGCCCCCAATAACGACAGCCCATGCCCAGTTAATGCCTGATGGAAATGTAATTGAAGTTCCTGATGTAACGCTCTGTTGTAAAGTTAAATCGCGTGGCGCGATTATGCTAGAAGCCGGTACTTGTGAAACTGCCATTATACGATCTCCACTCCGCTAATGTGAAAGTTAATTGTTATCGCAGACGCACCGCCCGTGATGGTGTTGGTTGTCAGTAAGACTTGCTTTAGGTCAATATAGACAGATGAGTTCGCGGCGATTGCGGTTGAAGTATTAAGTGCCACCTGTGCGCCAGACGGACCACACGCCAGCGTAAAGGTTCCCGCCGTTGAAGTCGTATTAGTCACGACAATACTTGAAACGATCGTAGTCGTGGATGCAGGTACCGTATAGAGAACCGTTGTCGTTGTTAACGATGCGGCGGTACGCGCTAAGACGTTTGGAGTTGCGGACATATTAAATTGCTCCCATCAATAGAATCCCGATTTTATCAGGAAGTGAGCCTACCGACTTCGTTCCTGTTTGAGTGAAGTTCGGACCCGATACCGTTTTGTTCGTCATGATGTCAGTAGTCGCCAACCCCACTAGCGTATCGGTTGAAGTAGGCAAAGTGAGTAACCCAGTATTAGAGATGCTAGAAATAATCGGGGTCGTTAAGGTCTTATTAGTAAGGGTCTGCGTTCCTGTCAAAGATACGAACGGCAGATTAGTCGTGGTGTTTACCCGTGAATCTGTAATGTTTGCCGTAAGAATTGAAGTCACGTTAGTACCGACTGCGATCTGTGCCAAGAGAATCGAGTTAGCAGGTGTTGAAGGTGCAACAGGTGAAGCCGCGGCGGTTCCTGTCACTACGTTTACGACGACGTTGTTAGTTGACCCTGTGTAGTAGGCATCGTTTACAGTTAAGCAGACAATATCGATTCGGGTATTAGTCGCTGGCGCAGTAGCGATGGCGGCGTTTACTGTTGCATCATTGTAGGCAACGTAAACCCCCATATTCGTCTGGGTTGTTCCTAAGATAGCCGCCCAACCTGTTGCGATATTGACGCTCATGTTTGGCGTTCCATTTTGCGTTACTGCTAAGGAAGTCGCGCCAATTATCCCAGTCGTTGCGTAGAGTGCTTGCATCGATAGCCTGTCATTTTCTGCAGGATGCGACCCGTTCTGCAACCAACTCGGCGGGGTTCTGAGTGCCATTATTTCTCCTTAGATGTATGCATTGTTCCATTGTACCGTTGCGTTGGTTACGCCGTAGGTCGTTCCCGACCCAACGAAATAAAACTGATTTGCCCCTGATTGAGCCGCAAACCATGACGACGATCCTAGCAATAGATTACGGGCAGGGCTTCCGTTTAGCAGGATTGTGCGATATTGCAAGTCTATTGTAATGATATCCGATTGGCTCATTGAGTAGTTAAAGTTCAACGACTGACCCGTGGTCAAGTTGCCTACCATTGGGTTAATTACGGGTCCGTAAATTGTTATAGTCGGGTAAGTACTTGTCCATCCGCTATTAGTGACTGTGATCTGTGAGGTGTTAGAACCGCCACCGTATGTCAGGTTGTATGTGCGATTGTAGGTACGACCTAATGGCGCAGAGTAAGTCATAGAAGCGGTTTGCGTAGTGTTGTCGTAATACCGAGGATCAGGACAGAAAAACTCGTAATCGGCTTTGATGTAGCCGTAAGTATATTCAGGGTCAACGATTGACTTGCGACCACGGACACGGGCATTGACATATTGCAAACTGCCCGCTGGCGATAGTTGAAATTGTAGCGGTGTCGTTCCTGTTTGCTGAGGAATTAAGTTAGTTTGCAAGTTATTAAAGTTCTGAAACGCGGTTAACCCATTACCTGAGAGAATGAGCATTCTAATAGTGATCGTTCGACCGCCTAAAAAATCACGACCAGAGAACATCCCGTCTAAGTATCCTCGGTTCGCATCTTGAACTCTAAGTGCGGGCAGACTTTCCAACCCTTCGACCTGCGTAATCTGAAATGGTGAACCTGCCCCACCAAAGACGAAGCCATTAAACGCGAATGAATAGAAATTGAGAGAGGTTACTGTTGTCACCTTATATTAGCCTTTCCAACTGGTGCAGGGCTAGCAGGTATAACTATCGGGGCGGCTAGACCCTTCATCTGACTAGCAGTCGCATTAGGGTCGGACATATTGTAACCGTTTGCCGTGTTGTATTGATACAGGTTGATAATTGCTTGATCGGTTGGTGACGGCGCAAGAGCAGACTGAACGACAACAGGTGGCACTACAAAGTTCGATTCAAACCCGGTAATCGAAACGGTTGATGCTCCTAGTGATTTTAACTTTCCAGCCGTGGTATCTAGTTTTGCCTGTAATGCGTCGAGTGCTTTCATGGTTGAATCTGAAATAGTTTTCACTGCTTGATCGTAGGCAGTTTGAGAGTTTGCTAATGCAGTCGCTAAAGTTTTATCGGCTGTTTCAAGTTCTTGTTTCATCGCATCATCGGCCGACTTAATGGCTTTGTCCCTAGATTTCTTTGCGGTTTCTTGAGACTTATCGAATGCGTCTTGGGCTTTGTCTAACGCATCGAGAAGTTTAGAAGCGTTATCTGCTATCGATTGTTGTAACGCGCTTTGATTATCTGCCAGAGACGATTGCAGTAGTCTCCCATTTTCTGCGAGTGACTTAGAGAGTTCAGCAGGTACCGCGTTGTATTCTTTCAACATCGCGTCAGTAGCAAAATGCGCCCCGTCGTTCATCTGTGTAGCAAGTGCATCCATTCCCGTTTGTGAAATCTGATCGATCTGGTCGTATAGAGTTCTGATCGATGCCTGAGTTTCTGGGGTTGCCGTTAGTATTGATTGCGCCAATGCGTCACCCTGTGTCGGACCTTGCGATATAACTTGGCTGATGAATGATTGACTATAACCTTTTGCGGCTAAGAGTCCAGCGTCTTTCTGTAATTCCAGAACGCTATCTAATTGAGCCTTTAGCGTACCTGCTAGTCCTGTTGCGGTATTTTCTCCACCCTTAAATAACGTGGCTATATCTATCTTTGTCGCACCTTGCCAGACCGAGCGCATCATATCGATAGACTGTTGAATAATTGATTTTTGTTTGTCGGCGGCGGCTTGTATTAGTGCCGTCCCTTTATCTTCGTATTCCTGCTGAATCTTTACCGCTTCATCCGCATATTTTTTCTGAATATCAGTCGCTTGATCTGCATACTGTTTTTTAATATCGATAACCGCTTGCTCATGGGTTGCGGTCGCAGTTTCGATCGCTTGGTTATAGTTATCTGTTGCGTTCTTAATCGCATCAGCGTGTTTTTCGTTAATTTCTTTAATTTTTTCCAAGTGAGCGGTATTAGCGTTTTCTCTGGCGTTGTCTAAATTATCCTGAGCATCGTTCATTTTAGTTTGACGATCGATCAGGACTGCGTTCATGCTGGCTTCAATTTTTACTGCTTCATCGTTGAGTTTCTTTATTTCGGCGTTACGTTTTTCAAGTGCTTTGGCTACTGCTTTAGCGTGTTTTTCTGCGGCAGTTTCTTTAACTGTACCGCCCCCACCCGTGCCATCACCCGTGCCGTCACCCGTGCCATCTCCGCCTAATCCTGTTGACTTCCCACCTTTAGAAAGATCAGGCATTTTAATACCAAGCGAGATTTTTTTATTCTTCAACGACTCCAAACCGTCGGCGAACTTATTGACCTTTGTTTGTACGCTATCGAAGAAATTGCCCACGCCCTTAATACTGCTCTGAATACCTTTGAGCGCGTCACCTGCGGCACTAATTCCCAGTAACGATAACCCTTTGAGAAGTAACTGAAGCGGTCCGGTAACGACTGTCATCAGCCCAGTTACCAGCAGACCGAAAATATGAATCAACGAACCGACTGCCTTTACTCCCGCTTCCATAGCATCGACGATAATAGTTCTGAACGCTTTGCTATGGTTCCAAGCAATTACGAAAACGGCAATAAGAGCGACGATCGCACCGACTACGAGCATGACAGGGTTCGCATCTAAGACAATATCAAGTAACTTCTGCGCCATTTCCCATGCTTTAACTGCCAAAACTACTATCCCGATACCCGTAGCCAGTATCGTTAGTTCTGGGAGTATCGGTTTGATCTTGGTGAATACTGCCGAGAAAATACTCATAATCTTTTCAAGAATAGGAATCAGCGCGCTACCGATCTGCTCTTTCACGCCTTCCATCTTGCTTTGTAGTAATTCATACTGACCCGCGTATGTTTTTAGATACGCTTGCGACTGCCCACCGATCTTTCCGTTCAATTCGTCCATCGCTTTCGCTATGGCTTGATTTTTAGGTAAATGTGTATCCAGAGTTATACCGAACTCCTTGAACGCCTTAGCCGACCCTGTAGTCGCTTTAGAGAGGGTTCCAGCGGCTTCGGCTAGGGTTTCATGTTTGGCACGAGCGAGGTCTGCCGCCAGGCTCATTAACGATGTTGATTTCTGAACTGACCCAGTAGCCGTTACGAGTTTAGTCATCGCTTCTCGCGCGTCATTACCCTTAAACGCCAAGTTCTCCATCGAGGTTACAGATTTCTCGACTGCGACTCTGTTGCCCTCGGTGTTTGATTTAGAGTTGTTCATAGCAGTAGCGAGCGCGGCAGTCGTCGTCTCTGCTTTAGATGTTTCTTTAATTATGTCCTCGATACCGTGGGTCAGTTGTTGCATCCCCATAAGCAAGATACCGCTAGCAAACGTGCCTTTCATTACTGAGCCAGCCGAAGTCATCTTAGGTTCTAAGTTTTGAGCGGCGTTGCCGATCTTATTCATGCCCATCGTTGCTTGTTCAACTGCACTAGTAAGGTTGGTAAGTTGAACCATTACCTCGACATTTAATGCGGGGATATCACCTGCCACCGACTACGCCCCCGCCCGTTTGATTTCGTTAATTAAAATCTGTCGCGCCTTACCTGTCTCGACTAAGAAATTGCGCGCAGGTGTCATAAACATATATTTTACCTTGTATTCAGTTTCTAAGGCGCGAGAATATCCAGCCTCTGATCTTGCGCCAGCGATGTAACCCTTGAATCCTTTTTGCACTGGGTTTCCGTGGATGTTCATGCCGAGAGTTCCCGTGCGTCTGTTAGGTGGTTCTGACCCGTCCCAGTTTTTTGCGCCGAAAACGTGGCGACCTTTTTGGAGTTGATTACCTTTTTGCCCGGGGTCAACGTAAAGTCTGTTTGTGTTTTCTTTAGCAAACCGTTCTAACTCTTTAGATATTACTTGAGCCGCACGATATGCGCCTTGATCTACACGCTCAGCCCAAGCGCGCAAGGCGGCGTTAACTTCA